TAAAGTGTACAGAAATGCCGGACTTTTTAATGTAGTCTTCTGGTTTGAAACCATGGCTTTGACACCATTGTGTCAGCCGTGTAACCAACTGTTCTTTGCTGACTTGATTGGCATCCACTGCCAAGTCCAAATCACCACTCGTGGGTTTTCTACCAGTGGAACCCAAGGTGTTGTTTTGCAAATCCAGTCCAGGCAACATTAGATCAAGCCAGGCCAGGGTAGGCGCAACATCTGCTTGGTTAATACGTTGCGTTAGTATGCGGCCACTTGCGTCTTTAAAAACATTGCCGCCTTCTTTTAATATCATGATACGTTATATCCCATTAATTGCAACATGCCGTCAATTGCGTCGTCGCCTGTGGCAGATAAATTGCCATTGCCTGTTGCTTTCTGTATAATTGGGCCTGCTTTTGTCAATGCGTCTGGGGCCAACCCGGCGGCTTGCATCAATGCTTTTACATCAATGGGTTGATTTTGGTTGGCAGTACTTCCTTGCCCAGTGGTTGGGTTTGTAGCATTAGACAGTGCGTTGCCTTGTTGTCCATATGCAGGTGCCTGGGTTGATGCAGCCTTTACAGCATTTTGTGATGCCACCAGTTGTAGTGCGGCCATGGCAATTAAAATATAATTTTTGACTGCTGTTTTAGTTGCCGCGGGGTTGCCTTGTGCAGCCTTTACCTTTTCTTTGGCAGCATCTAACTCTGGTCCTAATTCAGATCCTTCAGCGTCTCTTAATCCAAGAGTACGATAAGTGGTCGAATCTCGCATGGCAGTCTTTTGATTGGCAAACTCTAAGAAGTCTTTAAGATATTTTGCTTTGGCAGGATTAGTAACAGCAGTTGCCGCTGGTTTTGTTGTATTTGGACTTGTAGTTGGAGTTGGATTTGTTCCTGCACCCGGAACCTGGAATGGTTTCAATGGCATTGCTGTGCCTGTTGATTTTGCAGGTGCAGTGGTCTGTGTAGGTGTTTCCTGTTGTTGTGCAGACACCCCACCTTTAACCATGTTGTTTATACCTTGCCCGGCATTGGCCACAGCAGATGTTGCTGGATCATATTTTGCAAACTTGGTTGCATCGCCGCCTGTGCCACTACCTGCACGACCTTGAACATATTTGTTTTGATCTTTGATATTTGGATTATTTGGGTCGGCCTTGTTTACTCTGCTGGCAATGGTTGTAGGTTGCGTGGCTGTGGCAGCATTGGCCACACCTGGAATTTTTGTTACATTGTTGTAATTAAATCTTTGAGCGTCAGCAGGTGCAGGTGTCTCTGGTTGTTGTGCAGCCGGTGCCATGTAGGGATTAGGACGACCAGTCTGTTTTTCTAATTCCTGTTGTTGCTGTGCTTGTATTCGTTGTTGCACAGCAGGAGGCAAGTCCGACAGTGCAGTCATTAGTTTACCGTCTAACTTTGCCGCACCAGTTTTTTTATTGTATATGCCAGGTGCGGCCACTGCTTCTGGCACTGCCTGTGGTTGTTTTTTTAACCATTCATCGGCATACTGTGTTGCCAATTTGACCATGTCTGGATTTTTCATCACAGCGGCTAATTTTTGTTTAGGATCAAGAATGCCTGCACTGGCAGCACCAGCATTTGGGTCAATGCCGGCAGCGGTGGCAAGAGCAGTTTTGGCTGCGCCGCCAACACCCTTTACTACATCCATAACACCTTCGTTGACACGACGTGAACGATTTAACTCATGAATTTGCATCAGTTTTTCTCACAGTTCTTGTAAATTTGCCCGGGTCGCGCAGGTTGATGGCATTGATCAACTTGCGTTGCAAATTTTTAGCTGCCTCGGGCTCATAACTGGAGTCAATCTGCTCTAGTAAGCGTATAGCACTGGCTATGATGTTACCAGCACGATTTTCGATAACATAACGGGAGTCACGCTCCACATACATGCTGTCTAATTCTTCTAATAAACTACGAGTTTTCTTCTGCATTTTGGTCCCGAACCCTTTGTGTTATTTATTTGATTTCCCACACATGTCATCGCAAATTACCAAACGTCCTTGTTCGTAACTATTAATTTTCCAGGCATTTTCTACAGAAATAAACCACTGTATACATTCTTCTAACGGTTGCTCTAACGCATTATTTTTTGCAATTAATGGAATTAGTTGGGCATTGGTCGCTTGATGATATTGCCCGGCGCCGTATGTTTTAGGATATAATCCGGTCCAACAACACGGACTAACATCACCGTTTGCAGATATGTAAATAGATTTCAATGTTTTAGTTTGACACAAAATATTATTTTTAGGAATTCTATCCACTACAATATCTTCTAGCAACACTTGATCAGTTCTTTTCTTATGAAATAATACTTCGAAGTTTGTCTCTCCAGTGTACTTTCCTAGTACATGAGTTAAAGTTCCGTGCTGATTAAATACCGGAGCAGTATCTCTTCCTTGATCCACAAGTTGAAAACTGCTAAATCTCAATTCTTGACTTAGCGCACGACATTGGTCAATTTGATGTGCGTTATGATCAAAACGAATCATTTTCCAAACTGCTGTGCCGCCAGCTAACATAAAAGTCTTGGCGTTTTTTATTATTTGTTTCCAACTGGTATTTTGTCTGTATAAATGATGTGTATCTTCTAGTCCATCAATAGCAAACATCACTGTTGTTTTATTATTTCCCAGTTTAGTCCAAAAATTGTTGTCTCTTGCTGATCCATTGGTGCTAATTTCAATACGTAAATTGCCGTTAACAGATTTAAAATATTCAACGATTTCTGCACCTTCGGGGTTCATTACTATGTCACCATAGTTGCCGTTGATGCGGATGCTTGTCAGTTGTTTTAAAAAATCATCATTGAATATTTTTTTAGAGTCACTGAGTGATAAGTTTAATTCAGGATATCCGCCATTGTAGGGATATCCCCAGAATGTTCTTGGACACCAAGGACAACTTGCATTGCATAATGTTGATATTTCTAGATGGACATCTTGAATGTCTTGGTAAGCAATCATTTTACAGATTCAACTTGAATAAGAGGTACTCGAAAAGGTTGCGCAACAATACATCGAATAGTTTGTGCAACGTCACCGGGATTGCACCCGTCAGCACCAAGACCTCCGAGCACTATATAAGTTGTTTTTACACCAGATATTCCAGTTTCATCACTGAGTTGTAAACTGCGATGTTTTAAATTTCGTTTACTTTGTGCATATTGGCTACTATCATTTGTATTTTCTAGTGTAGTACCTATGTTAATAATATGACCGCGTGTGTTTATTTTTGTCCACTCTGACTGGCATTCATTCATTAAAGTTTCTTGAATACCTGGCGCAATATATGCACTGTTCACGAACACTGTGTATTGTTGTATAGTTTCTTTAAATTGTAATATTGTGGCAGGCAGTGTAAAATCCCAACCAGAACTAAGACTTGCGTTTAGGTCGGCTCCTAACGCATATGCAATTGTTTTACGAACAGGGTTGCCGGTACAAAATATTTTCATTGATATATCGCATAAATACTTAATCTACCATTGTGTGGTATTTGTTTTGGAACGCCATGTAACATAGTAGGACCATTGTACATAATATATCCACGATTGCGGCCGTATTTTATAAGTCGATTACCAAATTGGGTGCCAGGGCTGTTGCTATTGTCAAGATATATCTGAATTGCAATTTTTACTCTATCATTGTCAACGTGTTGAGACATATAAAAGTTAACATCATCTTTCCATAATGAGAGCCCTATAAAATTAAAATGTTTAAATAGCGGCAACGATTCAAAATAGTTATGTGCTGTTTCAATAGGACTATCGAGCAGCCAAGAAATCTTTTTTCTTGGCAAATGATTCTGCATTTCAACTAACTCCCAGTTAACGTCCGGCTGTTGGCTAAATTCTACTAGTTGATCAACTAGTTCATCGGGTAAAAAGTTTTCAACTTCGATTATCATAGCTGATTACGACTGCTTAATCTGTCCCAGCAGTTGTTTGAGCTTGGTACTCTGAACATCTGCTGTGATTTTTTCTGCAATCTCGGATTTTAATTCTTTACCGCCAGGTTGATAATCCCAAGCATGTGTTCCTGTTGGTTTTTCCCATTTTGTAGATGTACTGCCCGGTGAGTCGACGTCAGCAGGCTTGAGTTGACTTTTTGCTTTGATTGAGTCCATAAGTGACCTTTGTGGACGGTTGTACCCGGTTCCTTCGTCGCCGCCTTCATCAGTAATGCGCATAGTTTCAATGTTATACTCCAAATCAATTTTTTGACCAACGCCGGTCGAGCTTCGAGATTTCATACATTGTATCTGATACTTGCCACGTTCTTTCATAGCACGTGAAGTAAAGATGCCAAACACATTATCTGCTGTGTTAATTTTACTAATGCCACCTGAAATGTGGCTGTGGTCAAATTCAATTTCTTCCACGGCACTACGATTCAATTGGCTTGCTGTGACCATCAGCACGCCGAGTTCTTTGGCCAAGTTACGCAGTTCTTCTGACACATACTTGTCTTTAACAAACAAGTCATTGGGACTGACCTTGGCACTGACCGGCATCAGCAAGTCCAAGTAGTCAATCATCAGGAAGTCTACTTTAATACCAGTTTGTATTTGCACTTCTTTGACATAACTGCGGATGTCGTTGATGTTGCTTTGTGCTGGCAATGCTTTGACACGATACTGTCCAGACTTTTTAGCAACCAGTTTAACTTTGAGTTCTGTTGTGTCAATGTCCTTGCGGATATCCTTTGTTGACATGTTGGTCAACATGGCATCTGTACGCAAACTGGTAAGTTCTTCTGACAGTTCCAGTGTAATGTACACACCACTTAAACCTTGTTGTAGCCAGTTAAGTGCAATGTTCATCATGACCAAACTTTTGCCAGACCCAGAGCCGCCTGCAAAGATGTTCAGTTCACCACGACTGAATCCACCATACAACAACCGGTCCAATTGTGGCCATCCAGTGCTTACTTGTCCACCTGAATTAAAATATCGGTTAATGCGGGCCGCAGGGTCGGCAAAGTAATCTGTGCCCATGTCTTTGGTAAGCGAGATTTGTACTGCGTCTTTGATCAGTTTCTCAACGGGCTCAAACTCGCCCTTTTCTAACAGGTCTGCACTTTTAAGAATAGCACGTTCAAGTTCTTGACGCTTGGTAAAACTCTCAAACTCAGTCATGAACCAATCAAAGTGTCCTTCGTTCAAGTCCGGCACCGGTTGTAGTTTAATTCCTGTGGTTGCACTTATCTGCGTCTTGTCTGGCATGGTCTTATGCTTGTCCGTGTGTTCTTTGATGAACTCGGCTGCAGGACGTAGACTCTTGTCAAAGTTCTGTGGATTATAAATGTTCTGAACACGCACATAACTGCTGGCGTCTTCCAACATCATTTCTAAGAATAATCGTTGGACTTCAAGTCCGTAATCTTTTAACAAGTTGTTTCTTCCTTAGTTCTATTTTAATTCGACTGCTCTCACTCGATTGCATTATAGTTAGCAGTGTTGTTAACTTGCCCCAGAGTTTCACAGCATCGTTAATGTCCTTAACACCTGCAGGCCAATCTGGAATGCTCACCGCCCAACCCAGTTCCACAGCACGATCAATCAACTCTACACCTGCAGTGTCTTGATCTGGAACCACAATGACATTGCGCCCTAGGCTACGTATCAGTCTTGCTTGGTCATCACTGATTTCGTTGTGCATCACAGCCAAGCCACCGATACTGAGTGCATCAAAGATACCTTCTGTAACAATCACATTTTGCCAACCTGCTTGCTGTAGGTCTATGCCAAACACATATCCCTTTTGCATGTCATTAATGTAGCGTGGATTGCGATCATCTAAGAAACGTATTGTGCTGCCTACCACTTGGTTGTTGTATGTAAACGGCACAACTACTCCAGGTCGTGTTGTGGCAGCCACCATGATGGGATAGTCTTCTGGCACATGCCTGCTACGCAAATATGCCCATGGATCGGGCGTTGCTGGTGTTACAAAATCTGTAAATTCAGGCAACTCTGTTTCCGTAAACTCAATGGGTGCTGTGTTGTTCCACATACGCTGACGGTCTTCAATCATGCCTTCCATGCTACGATGGCGCATGCTTTCAAGATTGATCAGATTAATGTCGTTTTCGGGAACGCCTATCCATTCAAGCAGGCGTCGTGCTTTGAATCCGATATTGCGTCCTAGTATAAAACTTGTTTTGTATCCGCAGTTAAAGCAGTGATAACTCCATCCTTGGTCTGATAGTTTGATACCACCACGTCCTCGCCGGTCCGGTGTGTTGCCGTTGTGTACACAACAGGGTGCGTTAAAAGAAATCCATCCAGAACCGGACTGTTTTCTTTTGCCTGGTAAAAATGCCAACACGTCGATCATGCTACTATTGTAACACGTTTTTTAAGACAATGCAACTTGTTTTGGCTTAACGATACTTCAAGTTTACCACACGTCCGGTGGAAACAAGTACCTGTACTGACTGCATGGTAGGAGGAACTGGACGGTATCCGGAACCACCGGATATCAAGGTAATGCCACTGATTGAACTGCCAGATATACTGGCAGTGGCCACAGCACCTGCACCTTCTCCAACAAATTCAATCAGTGGCGGAGCCAAATAACCAAACCCTGGATTAGAAACAGTGACTCCTGTGACAATGCCATTGGCCACAGTGGCAGTGGCCTGACCGGGATTACCCATTGCTTGACCGTTTGTACCGGTGGTGTATATGCTGTTGTTGAAACACAAACGCAACAACGGATGCCATCCAATCACGTTCATATAAATGGTTTCAGTTCTGTTATAGTACTGTGTGGATTCTGTCACATTGTACCAGATGCTTTGATAGTTCTCTGCGGCCTGGGCCTTGATTGTACCTGTGTAGCCAAGCAAGTCCATTTGTATTGTGGTTACCGCACCAACTGGTTCTATAAAACTGCTGTAAAATTCAGTTGGTTGGTAAGGACTGTAGTTGTTGATTGAACTGCCAGCATTTAGTGCCCAGTCTGGGTACACACTACTGCTGGACCCACCATAACTGACCTGAGCTGTGATTTCTGTTGTGGGGATTGTCAAATTGGCACTGGGCACATACTGAGGATACACACTGTCTACTACATCAAGCGGAGCACGAGCACCTGATTGTGCGTCTGTGTACACTGCTTCTATTAGATTGCCGCTGGCTCGCATGATGCTGTAGGCGGCGGGCTGTGCCAGCACAGTATCGAGTTCTGCTGTGGTCAGTGTTACTTTGGCACGACCATACTGTGCATTGATAACAACCATTTCTTTTTGAACCAATAACGCGGCGCCATTTTGGCTAACCATTCTAAATGTCAGTGTGCTGCCGGTGATATTCACCGGCTTTTCGTCTTGATTGATGAACTCAAACAAGATCACATTGTCAACACCTTTGTTAATTGTTAGTTTTTTAGCATACACAGGATTGTACCTCAGATTGAAATAAGCACCACTGGTGTCGACTACAATAACTCGAGTTACTTGTTGGTAAAGGTAAGCAGTGGTTGAATACATATGGATGTATTTAGCGACAAAAGATAACCTTTAAATTTAGCCAAA